ATGACTGGTGCTAACTATGCTCACCAGTTCCTAGATGATGTAATCCGCCTACCAGATACACGTCCAATTATTGATGCTATCAATACCTACAACAAGAACGTACCGTTGTATGGTAAGGCTAGAGCTGTAGCTACAACAGCTAATCAGCTTGGTGACTACTGGCGTACAGCCCAACTAGCATTCCGTGTATCTTACACAATGCGTAACATTGGTGAAATGCAGCTACGTATGTTCTTCTCAGGACACGATAGCATCTTTAATCACCCAATTCAGTTCTTGGCTATGGCTATGGCTAACCCTAAGGGTACAAAGATGCAAGCACTTGCATCACGTATTGGCAAGTATCAGAACGATATCTTTGGAACTAACTTCAAAGATGACATCTCTGAGAAGCTTGTAACAGAAGCCTTAGATGAATATCTACAGTTTACTAAGCGTGGTATCAGCGCTGGTGATCCTCGTACTGCTTTCGTAGGTAAGATCTACGAAGTAGTCAATAACAATCACGAGTCATACTACAAGGGTCTTGCATTGACCCTAATGCGCTTTAACAAGGACGATTTAATGCCACTTGTGGCACGTGCTCGCACACCTGAGCTACAAGAGTCCTTAATTGAGTACCTAACCACTAAGAAGCAGGGTCTTGAAATACTAGAAAAGATCCAGCGTGGCGCTCGCACCTCTAAGGAAATCAGTGGTGTTAAGGTATCTGACTTTGACAAGATAATCCTGAAGGACGTTACTAAGCCTTTCTCTAAGGATAACCTGAACGTAGAAAACATCAGAACTTACTTGTTTGATGTGAACTCTACAGCATCCTATGAATACGCTATTCAGGCTATCGGAGGCAAGGGTCCAAAGGCTGAGTACATTCGTGAGATGCTTGCTAATGGCAAAGTAACTGTTACTCAAGGTAACAAGACAATGGATATCGCTATCCCAGACTACAGCAAGTTAAAGAATGTTGTAGAGATGGATGACCTTGAGATTGGCTTCAAGTCACAGCTAGCTTCATTCTTCAAGCGTGAAGAGATGCCTGAGTCTACAGTATTGCTATCTCGTAGCAAGCGCTTTGCTGAGGGTGAGCCTAAGATGCTCACTAAAGCAGTTGACTGGTTCTTTGACCTAAACGCTAAGTTTGAAAACCTATCAGCATTTGGTCCTGAGTTCCGTATGGCTTACTGGGATCACGTAGGTCGTTACGCTACAATGCTTAATACTGATGATCTATTGAAGCTTCAGAAGTCTGCTTTGGATACCCTAGTACCACTTCGCAAGAATGGTAAGGCTTGGGGTAAGAAACACCAGACTATCAAGATTATCGAGAAGGAACTCAAGAAGCGTGGTGACAACTACGTTCATGAGGGTGGAATTACCCTAGATAACCTTAACTCAATGGCTGCTAAAGCTGGGTCTAAGTACACTAAAGAACTATTCTACGATGCATCTCGACAGCTTCAGTCTGCTCAAGCTATGCGTCTTGTTTTCCCGTTCATCCAGGCACAGTTTAACACCATTCGTAAGTGGGGAGAACTGTTCGTATCTAACCCTGTAAACTTCTACAAGTTGGGTCGTGCGTACAATTCTCTAACTAAAGAGGGAACTAGCGCCATCTATGACATCACTGGTGTCAAGTATGATGAGGGTCAAGGCTTTATCTACGAAGATGAGTTTGGTGAGAAGCGTTTCCGTTATCCAATTGCTGGTAGCTTTATCGGTGGTCTAGTAGGTCAAAATATTGATTCTGCTCAAGCACTACAGCTTACAGCTCCAGTACAATCACTTAACTTAGCTTTCGGTTCAGTAAACCCAGGAGTACCTGGCATTGGACCTGTTGGACAGTTTGCTTATCAAGCAAGCGGTAAGTCTGCAGCATTCGGACCTGTATGGAATACACTACGTGATGTAGTTATGCCATTCGGTGAGCCTACAGATCCTGTTGGATCACTTGCTCCAGCATGGTTACGTAAGACTTTCTATTACCTAATCAACGATCAAAAGATGGTTGAACGTGGTGTAAAAGACTGGGCTTCATACCTAGCTTCTACTGGCGAGTATGGCGATAATCCATTGATGGATGACGCTATGAGAACTCAGCTATTCAAAGATGCTGAAGGTATGTCTCGTGGTATTGGATTGCTATCAGCTCTATTCCAGAGCATAGCACCAGCTACACCATCTCAGGAAATCTTTGCAAAGATACCTACCAACAAGGGTAAGGTTGACTTTGCTAGCATGACTATGCTTTACAATGCATGGGATCAGATTAGTCGTAAGCATCCTGGAGATTATTTCGCAGCAGTTCACGAATTCTCATCTCAGTTTGGCGAGCGCAACTTGCTAGCTATCCTAGGTGGTTCTACACGTACTGTTACAGGTACTAAGGATGCTTGGACATTCTTGAATATGAACCCTGAGGCAGCTGATAAGTATGCTACTAAGAACGGCGATATCGTTCCATTCTTCTTCCCTGGCGGAGAAGGTGCTACAGCATACTACGCTTGGCAGAAGAAAACAGGACGTCGCGAACCTCTAAGCACAGAAGAGTTAGCTGCAGCAGCAGAAGAACTCGTCTATAAGATGGCTAAGTCTCAGATCTCTGAGATGCAGGCTGCTATGGGTTACTCAGATGTCTGGTATGCCAATGAGATTAACAACCTCAATAAGCGCTTCGGTGGTGCTGCTCCAGCATCTAGTATCAACGTAGGTACTGATAATGAGCGTATTGCTAACGTTGCTGAGGCTCTACAAGACAAAGCGTTCCAGATGTCTCCAGTATACAACGAGACAGCTCAATTCTATGAGAAGTATTCTCAAGCAATCGAACTACTAAAGCAAGCTCGTGTGACTGCAGAACCTGACCTAGGTAGCTCACACTGGTATGCAACTCAGCTACGCGGAGAACTACAGGAACTTGCTGACAGCTTAATGCTAGAAAATCCAGCATTTGCTCCAATGTTTTACCGTGTATTCGCAGGAACTATGAAGGCAAAGGACTAACGTGGCAGAAACATATAACCAAATGCGGGAAAGGCTAATCGCCTCATCCACAGCTTATGCTTCTATGGGTGCTATGGCTAACGCTAACGCTTCTAGTGCAGCTCAGTTGGCAGCCCGCATTAGAGCAGATGGTAGCTTCTACACACAGACCCTAGCTACAGCAGATCCTGTTGCTTTTAGCAACCTCGCAGCTAAGGAAATAGATTCTCTACGTTCTCAGCAAAGAACTGACGGATTTGGTAATAACCTAAACTATCTACAGGCTTTACTACGTGCAACTGGTATGTCAAAGGGTGATACTCCACTAGGCACATTTAGCTACGAAGATACTCAAGCTTTCCGCAAGGCTGTTGTTGAAGCACGTCTAAACGGTGTTGAATATCTGACCCTTCTAAAGGATAACCTAGACAAGGGTGCTGCTGGCGGAACTAAGACTAAGTTCAGCAAAGAAGCTTCTACAGCTGTAAACCTTATCGACAAGTCTGATGCTAAGACTATGCTCTCTAAGGCATATTACGCTGCATATGGTCAAGCTGTTCCACAATCTGAGATTGATCGTTTCATGAATAAGTTCAATGCTCGCGCCAAGAAAGAAGCTGTAACTACCACAAGAGCTGGTACTACAACTACAAGTGCTGGTGGAGTATCTGGTAAGTCTACAACTACTACATCTGGCCTAGGCTTTACTGGTGAAGAGCAGACTAACTTCCTAGCTAAGTACCTTCAGAAGCGTGGTGTAAAGGTTACTGAAGAGACTGGTGGAGCTGTCAAGACATTCATTGATGAGATGCGCAACACCTACAAGAACAACAATTTAGAAGAACCTGACTTTGACATATTGGCAAATAAGGCACTTAACCTAATTGGCACAGGTGACCCTGAGCTTATCAAGCAGAAGCTTGAAGCTGAGAAGCAAAAGATCCGCAGTCAAGCTGCCAAGCTATATCCGGGTATGGCTGATGTTCTCAATAATGGTGAGGATATGAAGGACTATGCAGACCAATACATCAAGTTTGCTAGCAGCATAACTGGTAAAACTTACGATATGAAGAATCCACTCATCAAGAAGATGATGAACTTCAAGGATGAAAAGGGCAACTATCGCGCAGCTTCAGATAATGAAGCGTATGAGATTATGCGCGGAAGTTCTGACTGGGATCTAAGCCCTAATGGATTTAATACTTTTAGCGAAATCGGCGATATCATCGAACGGAAGTTGGGTTAATCAATGGCAGAAAAGAATAAGATAGGGCTAGATGATGTCCTAGAGGGTCTTTCTGATGTTTTAGGTATCGTTGGTACTGCAGCTGCTCGTCGTGTCACAACACCCGTAAAAGCTGCTGTAGAGGTTGCTAAGACCCTGCCTAAGGCTCAGAAGGCTAATGAGGCTATTGCTCAGGCTAAAGCCCTTGAGAAGAAGCTAGACGCTATTCTTGACAAGCCAAAGATTACCAAGGCTGATGCTAAAAAAGCTAACGATCTTGCTGACAAGATTAACGATAAATTAGGCGAAGCTGCAGATCTAGGTGCTAGCACCAAAAAGAATTCAACAATTTCTAAAGTCGACAATGCTGTATCAGCTAAAATTGCAGACATCAACAAAGAAGCTGGCGTAAAAGCTAAGCCAGCTACTAAAGTTCCTGGTCCTGATGAGGCTCGTGCAGCTGCTGCTAAAGAAGAATTTACACAGAAGCCTACAGCTGGTCAAGCTGCTGGTATGGAAGCTGCTGCAAAGAAGGGTCTTAAGGATCCATTTGGATTAAAGAAGCCTACTGGAAAAACAGCAGAAGAAACTCCTGTAACACCTAAGACTACAACTAAGATTGAAGAGGGTGCAGAGCTTCCAGGTACAAAAGCCAAAGCTCCTGAGACTCCTCCTAAAAAAGAAACTTCAGAAGAAAAGCTTGCTCGCCTAAAGAAAGAGCGTGAAGAAAAAGCTGCTGCTCAGAAAGCAGAAAGAGATAAAATCTCTGCTGCTCGTAAAGCAGAAGTAGATGCAGCAAGAGCTGCAAGAGCTGCTGGTGCTGGAGCTGCTGGTGCTGCCGGTGCAGACGAAGGCGAAAATGGAGATAAGGGTAACGGTGGAACCGGAGATAACACCGTAGATCCAAATGACATTCCTGGTGGAAATGGCAACGATGGAGATGGCACCGGCGATGGCGACAAAGGCACTGGCGATGGTGATAAGGGAACCGGCGATGGTGACAAGGGTGACGGCGACAAGGGTAATGGCAATAAAGGCGATGGTGACAATGGTGAGGGCGATGATGATAACAAAGATGAAGAGCCTAAAGATGAGCCACCAGCCGAAGAGCCAGTAGTTGATACTTTTGACTTACGTTGGCAAATCCTAAAAGCTAAACTTCTTGCTGCAGGTCTACCCGAGACTACAGTCAATAATAGCAGATCATACTTTGAGACTATCCTAAAGGATGCTAGATTCGCAGGTCAGCCTAATGAACTTGATGCTGTAGTAGATCAATATCTATATCTGCCTACTTACCAAGCCAAAGATGGTAGAACAATTGACTCGCCATTCTATCAAGATTTTGGTAAGTTCAATGAAAAATTAACTGCACGTAAAAAGCCAGGTGAACTTGTAGGTCTAGTTTTAGGCTATAGAAGAGTTGTTGATAAGTATGTTACTAGCGCATCAGCTAGAGAGATATTTAAGAATGATGACTCAATCACCAAGTATATGCAGAATGACGTATCTGTGGCTGAGCTTGACGAACGTGCTAATGCTGCACGTCTACGCTCTGTAACAGCAGATCCATTCTATGTCCAATCCTTGAAGGAACTTGGATATATCGATGATGCATCTGATCTTACAAGCTTCTTCCTAGATCCAAATGTAGGAACTAAGGCTCTTGAAGATCGTCGTACTGCTGGTGCATTTGCTACTGAAGCAGTTCGTAGAGCATCTGAATCTACAGGTATCAAGTTGGATACGGAGTTTGCTAGACAGCAAGCTGCTCGTCTAACCAACCTTGGTTACAGTGAGGCGCAGATCACACAGCTAGCAGGTCAAGGCTACGAGAATATCGCAGAGCAACTAAGACCTACTGAGAAGCTTTCAGGCATCTATGAGCGTAACCTAACAGGTGGCGCAGCAGATGCCCAGAAGATCCAGCAAGAACTACAAGCTGAACAGTTCCTTGGAACTGCATCACAGCGTCGTAAGAAACTTGCTGAACAAGAGACCCAGGCGTTTAGAGGACAGTCTGGATTGTCAACCACAGCACTTCGTTCAGGAACGATGGGCATACTCTAACAGAATCCCGACATGGACCGATCGGCCCCATGCGGAGTAAAAGACCGATAGTACGAGCCAATATCCATTCCCCTGTGGATGTTGAGGCGTACGCCAACTACTAGAAAGGGAGAGTTGCTATGAGCAACAACCGCGATAACTACTGGGATGACGAAGACGAAGATGATGACTTTACGCCATCATACGAGTCGGAAACTGACCTTGTAAAGAAACTGCGCAAGGCTTTGAAGGCTGAGCAGAAGAGAAACAAGGAACTTGAAAGTTCACTAGGTGAACTCAGTAAGTCCCAAAGAGAGCGGATTTTGAAGGACGTATTTTCGTCCCGTGGCGTAAACCCAAAGGTTGCCGCATTTGTACCATCTGACTTGGATGCTTCAGAAGAAGCTATCGCAGCTTGGTTAGACCAGAATGCCGATGTATTCGGCTTTGAAGTTCAACCACAGCAAGAAGTAAGTCAGCGTGACGTCGCAGCTTTGCGACAGATGGATGCCGTAACAAGTGGTGCTTTATCCCCCGACAAGTCTGAGGACCTAGCTTTCCGCGTGAATAACGCACAGTCCCCAGATGAAATCCTAAACCTTATCTACGGTTCACAATCGTAGCCAATTCAACCAAAAGGACAGGTAAATGCCTAACTTGTATACCGCTGCTGCGTTGCCAGCAGGCCAAGCAGGTACTGTTGTAGGTGCTAACCTTGTTACACAGGCGTATGACAAGCTCGTAGAGTTCGCTCTCCGTTCAGTTCCGTCATTCCGCTCTGTAGCTGACAAGAAGCCAGCACAGCAGTCCCACGCAGGTTCATCTGTATTGTTCCAACTTTACAATGACCTTGCAGTAGCTACCTCACCATTGACAGAAACTGTCGATCCAGATGCAGTTGCAGTTCCTGCAACCAGCACTGTTGCAGTTACTCTCAATGAGTACGGTAACTCAATCATCTCAACCCGCAAGTTGGATCTCTTCTCACTAGCTGATGTAGAGCCAGCACTTGCAAACATCGTTGCATTCAACATGAACGACTCATTGGACACAGTAGTCCGTGACGTTCTAAACGGTGGTTCACAAGTAATCCGCGAGTCCGCAGGATCACTATCCACATCTGCAGCTATCACAACAATCACCGCGACTGACACAATCAAGTCACGCGATATCCGCTACGCAGTAGCTAAGCTACGTGCAGCAAACGTTGTGCCACGCCGTGGAAACCTATACGCATCCTACATCCACCCAGAAGTTTCACACGATCTTCGTGCAGAAACAGGTACAGCAGGATGGCGTCAGCCACACGAGTACGTAGACACCGCTGGTATCTACGCAGGTGAGCTTGGAACCTACGAAGGCGTTGCTTTCGTTGAGTCACCACGCCTACCAAACTCACAGGCTGGTTCAGGTTCCGGTGGAACCCAGACTCGTGTGTACTCAACCTTCATCATGGGCCAGCAAGCACTTGCTGAAGCTGTTGCTGAAGAGCCACACACAGTTATCGGTCCAGTTACAGACAAGCTAATGCGTCTACGTCCTATCGGATGGTACGGCGTACTTGGATGGAACCGCTACCGTTCAGAAGCTCTATGGCGCATCGAGACAGCATCGTCTGTCCGTCCTAACGCCTAGTTAGTTGATTGACTGCCAGGCAGGGGAAACCCTGCTTGGTGGTGAGTTCACTAAGGAGGACTTATGCCGTTTTACTTTACACCACCAACTGTAGCTGAAGGTCCAGCAGGTGAGAACATCCTGCACTACAGATACAAGTTGGACAGAGGAATTACTGTAATCAAGGAAGGCGGAGTATTCCGTGAAGAACGTTTTCCGTATGCTGAAGATCTGGCTAATGCTGACCTGTATTACTTGGGTGGTCACCGTTATGAGATATCAGCTGCAGAAAAGGCAGCGCTAGAAGCTGCGGGGTACACAGTAGAAACTGTCTAGGGGGAATATGTTACACAGAAAGACACATCCTGTAGATGTAGAGGGATGCTTTGGATGCAAGATCCTTGGCTTAAACCTCAGCGCAGGGGAGGCATCAAGTCGAGTTCCTATGACCACTAAGAAGTGGGATGCTGAACTTCAGGCTTATAGGGATGCTAGAGCACAAGGAATTCAACCGTCATCAACTCGTATGCGAGACATACAGACAGCGGTTGAGGTAAGCAACAGAGCAGGGAAAGCGTTCAAAGCGGACGATTCAACAGGAGGGTTAATTTAATGCCAATGGTTAGCGGAAAGAAGTTCCCTTACACAGCTAAGGGCAAGAAGGCAGCCAAGATGTACGCAAAGGCTGAGAAAATGGAAGAAAAAGCCACAATGATGAAGATGGCCAAGAAGAAGGTTGTTAAGAAGAAAGCGAAGAAGAAATAATGGCGATGCGTAAATCTTTCTACGATGTTACCAGCTATGGTGCTACTCAGAAGTCAGCTACTAGCTTGACTGCTCAGCAGAAGGCTGAACGCGGTCGTACTAGAGAACGCAAGATTGCCAAGATGGATCCTATCTCTAAGTCTACTGTTAGAGGCGCAGGTAGCGTTCCAGTTCCAAGCAAGAACAAGAATCCAGGTAAATTTGTACGATGAAAAAGACAGCCAAACATCCAGGTTTCAAAGCGGTTCAGAAGAAGATCGCTCGCAAGTCAGGTGTGTCGATGGAGCGTGCTGGTGCAATCCTCGCCGCGTCATCTCGCAAGGCATCGCCTGCAGCAAAGAAGAAGAACCCACGTTTGAAGAAGGTAAAGGGTAAGTAATGCCAGCCAAGAGAGATCCGAGGCTCGCTAGAGCTGGAGTCTCTGGCTTTAACAAGCCTAAACGTACTCCAAACCACCCAAAGAAGTCTCACGTAGTTGTGGCTAAAGAGGGTACACAAGTTAAAACTATCCGCTTTGGAGAACAGGGTGCCAGTACAGCTGGTAAGCCTAAAGCTGGAGAGTCACAACGAATGAAGATGAAGCGTAAGAGTTTCAAAGCGCGTCACAGCAAGAACATTGCAAAAGGAAAAATGAGTGCCGCATATTGGGCAGATAAGGTGAAATGGTAATGAAGAAGATGCCAAAGGGTGGCGGTAAGGGTGCAAAGGGCGAGAAGCTATATACACCTGTGAGCCAAGCCACAATTGACAAGATTAAGAAGATGGGTATGACCAAGGCACTTGCTGCTGCTGGTAAGACCCCAAAGGGTGGACGTGCTGAATTCATTCAGGGCGTAACTCGTATGTACGGTGCTAAGCGTGTAGCTGCTGCCCGTGCTAAGGCTGCTCCTGCAGCCAAGTCTCCAGATGCAGCTCGTGCTGCTTATGCTAAGAAGCCAGTTGCTAAGAAGGTTGCTAAGTCTCCAGATGAGGCACGTGCTATGGCTAGCAAGGCTAAGCCAGCTGCTAAGAAAGCTACAACCACAACTAAGTACACATACCGCAATCCTAAGCCAGTAAACCTTAAGAAGGGTCTATTCCCTGGCCTACTGGGCGGTAAGAAGTAACAATGTCATATACCAAACCAGGTCTACGTGAATCCATCAAGAAAAGAGTTCTTGCTAGCTCTAAGGGCGGTAGACCTGGACAATGGTCAGCGCGTAAAGCGCAACTTGTAGCGCAAGAGTACAAGAAGGCTGGTGGTGGCTACACAGGTAGCAAGTCCAGCAAACAGAAGTCTTTGTCTAAATGGACCAAAGAGGAGTGGGGCACCAAGTCTGGTAAGCCTAGCACTCAGGGTTCTAAGGCAACAGGAGAACGCTACTTGCCTAAGAAGGCAAGACAAGCCCTAAGCAAGAAAGAGTATGCAGCCACTTCTGCAAAGAAGCGGCAAGATACTAAGGCTGGTAAGCAGTTCTCTAAGCAACCTAAATCAATTGCACGAAAGACAGCGAGGTATAGATAATGGCAGTGGGAAATACAGGTTCGCCCTTTACTGCTGAGTTGAACCGACTCGCCAATGGTGGAACTTATAGAACCCCTTTGAACGTAGTAGCTGATAACGAAGCTGCCAATCAGTGGGCAGGTACTACTGGTCTTGATGTCCAAGGTGCGTTAAATCGCAAAGCTGGACTTACTGACCAAAAGACATTCCTTGATATTCAAGGCATTTGCAATGTGCTAGCAAGCACTGATGGCCTTGCTGCACCCGAAGCTCTAAGAAGGATATCGTCCTAATGACCTCAACCTTTGCCAATTTGGTAGATGAAGTTCTCCTAAATCTTAATGGCTATACTATGCGACAAGATCGCACTACTCACCTTACCGATAACTTGACCGATTCTGGGCTATCACTTGCCCTAGGTAGCGTATCCAATATTGGCAAGGGTGTTGTCGAAATCGACGATGAGCTTATCTGGTTGGACACCTATGATCGTGTCTCCAATACAGCTACAGCTGCTCCTTATGGACGTGGCTACCAAGGCACTCAAGCAGTTGCCCACACACAGAACACCAAGGTAACCATCTCTCCTACCTTCCCTAGAATCTCTGTCAAGCGTGCCATCAATGACACCATCAGATCGGTGTTTCCGCAGCTTTACGGCACCGCAAGAACAACCTTTAGTCTTACTGCCACCCAGTCCACATACGCCCTTCCAGCGGACACAGAGACCGTTGTAGCGGCATCCTGGGACACTCCTGGCCCTACCGGTGAATGGATGCCTATCCGTGACTGGAGACAGGACGCCACAGCTAATACCACAGCTTATGGAACTGGACAAACTATCTCTATCTATGATAGAATTACTCCTGGTAGAACTGTGCAAGTTGTCTACACCAAGGAGCCTACACCTCTGACAAACAACAACGATGTGTTTGAGACCGTTACCGGTCTTCCATCGTCTTCTAAAGACGTAATCGTTTATGGCGCTTCTTATCGCTTAGCTTCCTTTATCGATCCAGGTCGTCTCACATTCACCTCTGCAGAAGCAGACCAGGCTGATAGCAAGATTCAATATGGCTCTGGTTCTAACGCTGCTCGCTTTATGCTCGCCCTTTACCAGCAACGCCTAGCCGAAGAGGCTGGCAAGCTGCGTGATAAATTCCCAGTTCGCGTCCACTACACGAGGTACTAATGCCAATACGTAAATATCTCTCCACATCTCAGGAGACCACGCTTACATCAGCGATGAACTCCTCGCAGACAACTATGGTTGTCAATTCCGCAGCTGGATTGCTTGGTTCAATCACGCCTGCTGCTGGTGAAACCTTCACGGTTGTTATCGATCCAGATACCTCGCTTGAAGAAATTGTAGATGTAGTTGCCCCCTCTAACCCAGGTAGCAATACACTAACCATCGTACGTCCTATTGATGGTACATCAGCTATTCCTCACTCAGCTGGTGCCAAGGTTCGTCATATGGCTGTTGGCCGTGACTTCCGTGAGGCTAACACCCACATTGAGAATACTACCTCTGCACACGGCTTGACTATTGCCAACGTAGTAGAGACTACAGATACTGGCACAGTGTCAACCGCGATGATTGCAGATAGCGCAGTTACCTCAGCTAAGATTGCTGATGGAGCTATCGTAAATGCTGACATCAACGCATCAGCAGCTATCGCTGATACAAAGCTTGCAACTATTTCAACAGCTGGTAAGGTAGCTAACTCTGCTACTACAGCTACTAACGCTAATACCGCAAGTGCCATCGTAGCTCGTGATGCTTCAGGCAACTTCTCTGCAGGTACAGTAACAGCTAACTTGACAGGTAATGTCACAGGTAACGTAACTGGTAACGTAACAGGTTCCTCTGGATCAACCACAGGTAATGCTGCTACAGCTACAGCTCTACAGACAGCTCGTGACTTCCAGATTTTGGGTGATGTAGAAGCTTCTGCTGTATCCTTCAATGGTACAGGTAACGTAAACCTAACCACTCAGATTGCTACTGGTGTTATCGTCAATGCTGACGTAAATGCCTCAGCTGCTATTGCTAAGTCAAAGCTAGACCTAGGTGGTCAAATTACCTCAGCTGACTTGGTAGATGGTACTATCGTAAACGCAGATATCAATGCTGCTGCAGGTATTGCTTTAAGCAAGCTAGCAGTAGATCCACTAGCTCGTGCTAATCATACCGGAACACAGACAGCTAGCACTATCTCAGATTTCAACACAGCTGTACAGACAAATCGTTTAGATCAGATGGCAGCTCCTACAGCTGCTGTATCTCTAAACAGCCAAAAGATTACTAACCTTGCAACTCCTACTAACTCAGGCGATGCGGTATCTCTTGGATACCTAAATGGTCAAAAGGGTGTAGCTAATGGTATTGCTGAACTTGATGGTAATGGATTAGTTCCTACTCATCACCTACCAGCCCTAGCTATCTCTGAAACTTCTGTAGTAGCAAGCCAAGCAGCTATGCTTGCACTTACTGCTCAGGTTGGTGACGTTGCAGTACGTACAGATGTAAACAAGTCTTTTATTCTTACAGCAACACCAGCATCTACCCTTGCTAACTGGCAAGAATTGCTAACCCCAACAGATGCAGTTCTATCTGTGGATGGCAGCACTGGCGCGGTATCTCTATCTGGTACATACATCAATAGAACCACAGGTCAGCTATTAGGCAACCTAGATGCTAATACCTTCAAGGTTACTAACTTAGGTGCTCCTACAAGTGCTAACGATGCTGCTACTAAAACATACGTAGATGCAGTAGCAGGTTCAGCCACAGCAGCAGCTGCGAGCGCAGCGGCAGCAGCGGCCACATATGATTCATTCGATGATCGTTATCTAGGCGCTAAGTCTGTTGCCCCCACATTGGATAATGATGGAGACCCAATCCTAGACGGTGCTATCTATTGGAACACAGTAGACAATGCCATGTATGCCTGGGATGCAGGAACTTCAACATGGGGTTCAATCTCATCTACAGCAGCTATCTTCCGTTATCGCTATACAGCAACTGGTGGAGAAACTTCACTATCAGGTCTTGACGATAATGGTATAACACTTTCTTACCTAGCAGGTAAAGAGCAGGTATACCTAAATGGTGTATTGCTAGTTCGCACTTCTGATTACAATGCTACGAGTGGTACAAGCATCACATCTCTTGCAGCTTTGACTGCTGGGGACATTGTAGAGATTATTACCTTTACAGCATTTGATTTAGCTACAGCAATCCAACTTAGCGTCTTTGATGCAAAAGGCGACCTATTGGTGGGCACCGCAGCAGACACTGTGGGCAAGTTACCATTAGGTACAAATGGTTATGTATTAAAGGCTAACTCAGCAACAGCAACAGGCTTGGAGTGGGGTCAAGTAGACCTAACTCCTTATGCAACAACAGCAACAGTACAAGATAACTATGTAATGACCCTTATGGGCGCAATCTAAGGAAGGTAGTAACTAATGGCTACAACATCCAAGGTGCTTGCTAGAACGGCAGCATCAACCTCTACAGCAACGCTATACACAACTCCAGCAGCTACGACTGCTGTGGTAACAAACATTGTTATATGCAATCCTACAGCTTCGGCAGTAACTGCATCAATGTTACTAAATGGTACTGATTTATTAGGCAGCGTATCAGTAGCTGCCAACTCATCTGCCTTCTTTGACTTGAAGCAGGTACTAAATGCAACTCAGACAATCAGTGGAAGTGCTTCATCAACATCTGTTGACTTTCACATTAGCGGAGTGGAGATAGCGTAACTATGGGTATCTCAGTATTTCCTGCCCCTACAGGGGGTTTACCTGCTGGCGCTACCGAGCGCGTAGCATCAGGTTTTGCTCGCGATGGATATGCAGCTATAACTGGAACTTTTTCAGCAGGTAAGTATCTTGTTGTTTCTAACGTAGCTTCATCTGTAAACTTTACAACAGGACAAAGCGTAAAAGGCTACCAGAATGCTTGTTTCAAAAATGGTGAAACATATGTAGTCAACTTGCCTGTAACATCAACTGTTTTAGAATACCAATCAATTTTAGACATAACAACTCTAAATGCACAAGCAGGTAATCAAGGATCATCCAGTACCGATACTGCGTATCGTTGGAATGCTAATACTCGGTCAGTTCCACTAGCGCCTAGATCACTATCTGCTGCTTGGACACATGCACATATTCCTTACAAAGGACAGCATTACGGAATTTCTGCAACTGCTGGAACTCTTCAGTCTTTAACAAGCGCCACTTCTTATCAAAGCGTAGTAGGTATTGGAACTACGAACCTTACCTCTTGGAGCTCCGATAGAGAATACCCAGGCGCTTCAAATGGAACTAGATATGTTGGTATTTACAATACAGCAACGCCAGCAATTTTTTACACAGACAACCCTGCTTCTACAACAGGTTGGGTATCGGTAAGCGCAAACATTCCTGCCAACCCTGTTGGTGTCTATTACGGTGGAGACAAATACATCTGTATTTCTAACTCAACAGCCGCAGCTTGGTCAAACGATGGTGCAACTTGGACATCTTTTAGCTTGCCTGCAACCCCGGGAAACTGGTATGGTTCTTTAGCTTATGGAAATGGCATATGGGTATTAATGCCAATTTATGGCACAAATAGCCAAACTTATTATACTTCAGTAAATGGAACTACTTGGACCACTCGCACTTTTGGTCGTGTACTTAATGACGGTGCATCAAATGGTGGCTGGGCAGTAAATTTCTTGAATGGTCGATTTGTTTGTGTTTCAAGCTCACCTTCTACTAGCTATACAAACCCTGATGTTTTTGGGTCGCAATGGAGTGTGGATGGAATAAACTGGATGCGAGTAAGAAATCCAATGAGTCGTTTTTCTGCAGCAACAACTTGGCAGTGGCGTGCATCAGACAATGGTGCAATAATGTTGTTTTCCAATGATAACGGCCCGTCAGGTATGTTTACAGTAGATGGCGTAAATTGGCTAGGCGTAACTGCGGAATATCCGAACTCTTGGTTTTTGCGCGGAACTCGTGGTTTCGGTTTAACTCCTGCGTCTACCGGTGTTTCCCTCGCGTCTTATCAACCTAATGCTTATTTTGACATATATAGACTAAATAGCAACTACACAGATTACACAAGTTACTAGGAGCTAACAAATGACTAAAGCAAGAGATCTAGCCAACCTAGCCTCCAACGCTACAAATGTAGCAACTGACGCTGAGGTAACCGCTGCAGTAAACGCAGCCGATTCAACACCAACCGCACTAATGACGATGGGAGCCTAACCAATGGCAGCAACATATAAAGTGCTAGGGCAGTCAGCTCCTAGCGCAACAACAGATACAAACGTATACACGGTTGGTGCTGGTAAGCAAGCTGTAGTATCCACAATTGCTGTATGTAACCGCGGAGCAACCTCTGCTACTTACCGTATCGCTATCCGTGTTGGTGGATCTGCTCTAAGCAACGAAGAATATATTGCTTATGATGCAACAATCACAGCTAACAATACAGTAATGATTACTGTAGGTGTAACTCTTGGTGCAGGAGACATTGTTACAGTCTATGCATCTAATGCTAACTTGTCCTTCAATTTATTCGGAAGCGAGATTGCTTAATGGCTACATCAAGTCTAAATCCTGGGGTTGGCCCCACTAATGCTGATATTGCCGCTGCGGTAGCAGCTCCTAGTGCAGCTACTATTGCAGCAGCGGTAGCTGCTCCTTCAGCTGCCACAATTGCTGCTGCGGTTGCTGCGCCATCTGCTGCAACTATTGCATCTACTGTAGCAGCTTCCGTACCTACACTAGCTCAAATTAATACAGCTGTAAATACTCAGACCAACAACTCTGCAATTGCAACTGCCGTAGCTGGAGCTGTGCCTACTTTGTCTCAGATAAACACTGCGGTAGCAAACAATGCACCTTCTCCTAATGCTTGGACAGTAATATCCACAATATCTCCAAATAATACTGTTGGTTCATACAGTTTTACAGGGCTGAGTGGTTACAAAACATATAAGTTATTAGTTACAACTCAGGCAATTGGCGCTGTGGTTCCATTTAATGCTCAAATCAACAGTGACACAAACACTAACTATGCTTATGGTTTAGTTTATAGTCAAAGCAGTTTAACTGGTGAAAGTAATCCCAATACTAATAGAATATTCCTTGGCAATGGGCCCAATGGGGGCTGGTTTAATGCAGAGTTAACTATTAGAAATGCTAATATTGCTGCCTATAAATCAGCGGAGTATTTTTCAATATCAACTCCAAACGTTGCTACTTATATTTATGGAAATGGTATGTATAGAAGTACATCTAATATTTCATCTATTCAAATTTCTAATAACGGCAGCGCTACTTTTAACGGTGGTACAATTACTTTACTAGGGGCAAACTGATGACAAGACCTGTAATATCAATTATTGATGTTTCTACTCAAGAAGAAACTATCCGTGAAATGAACGATGATGAATACGCTCAACATCTTCTTTCTTTAGAAGAAATTAAAAAAGAAGAAGCAGAACGCCTAGCCAAAGAGCAAGAAGCAGAAGCAGCCAAGGCTGCAGTAGAAGCCAAACTTGCTTCCCTAGGTCTTGACCTAGAAACCGTTAAGCTACTAGCAAAACTATAATTACAGGACTAATTACCGATGTCCTGGGGCGGTCTAATAAAAGCCTTCGCCCAGCACGATAGACCTAGTGCTGGAGCTATTTTTAATTCTAAATCTTAAGGAGCTAAGGTGACATCATTTACCCCTGACATTACCGAGAATATCCCCCTCAATGTCGGTAATCCAGCCTCTGCTGGTCTCTGGACTAACAGTGCTGAGGACTATGATATAGCTGTAGGTGGTATCCCATTCATCTTGGCTCCCACTGATTCTAATCCATACCAAAGAGAGACTGCCCCTTATCGTAAGGATCAGTTTGATAACTCTCGTGAGCCTGGTGAGCAGTCTCTTACTGGTTGGTGGATTCGTAGCCAGTCATCTTTCCATGGTGGAGCTGGCATCAAGTTCTATGACCCATCTTCTGGTGAGTCAACAGGCTACAGATTCTTTGATAGCCAAGGCGTGAACGTCTGGACTAAAGGACAAGTAACCCTACTCAAAGAATGTACTGCAGTATCTCACCCAGTAACTACGGCTGTTGGCACTAAGTCTGAACAGCATATTCGTTCTGTACGCTGGACAAGTGGTGGGACTACCTATGATGGAATCTTGCTACACGATGGATACGATGTAGATCGTTTTGACTCAGCTGGTGGAGCTCCTGTTCACTGGCTTGATTACAATGCTGGTGTAGATGATCCAGTATTCGGCATCTGCGATGATGGCAAGTTTGGTTATTGGGTAACCAATGACGTTGCTTCAGGCAAGCTTGAATTTAACAAGAAACTAATTTCTGATGGTGCTGGTGTAGCTCCTACAGTAATGTTCACAAGCCCTAGCATCACGGTAACTTCTGCTGAAATAGAGTTCGTTAAAGATCGTATTGTGGCATGTATCAATAATGCTGTATATGAGATATCCCCTACAGCTACAATCCTGCCATCACCTGTATACACCAATCCCAACACAAACTATATTTACACAAGCGTAGCTGCCTCAGGTCCTGCTATTTATACAGCTGGACATTCAGGCATCTACTCAACTATCCAGAAGTATACTCTAAATACCTCAGGAGCTATGCCTACCCTGACACAGGCTTCTGTAGCTGCTGAGATGCCTCCTGGAGAGATTGTTCATAAGATTTTTTACTACCTTGGATATATGATAATCGGAACCAGCCGTGGTGTTCGTGTTGCTGCAGTTAATGACCAAGATGGTTCACTAAGTTACGGCCCTCTAGTTGTAGAGACTAGCCAGCCAGTTTATGACTTTGCTGCTCGTGATAGATTCGTCTGGTGTACTTCAGGTGTTGGTAGCGTAGATGCTGGTCTGATTCGTATTGACCTAGGTCAGACTATTGAAGGTGAAACCCTACGCTTTGCTTATGCAAATGATTTGCAATTTACTCAAGCAACTACTCACCATACTACAGCTGTTAACTTTATTGGTACTACTAATCGTCTAGCATTCTGTACAGCTTTTAATACCACAGATGGTGCTATCTACTTTGAAGCAGCATCTACTCTACGTTCTACAGGATACATTCAAACCGGTGGCATCCGTTACGGAACCCTAGAACCTAAGAACTATAAGTTTGTTCGTGGACGTGCTGACATTACTAGCGGTGCTATTGATATTCAGACTGTAGATTCATCTGGTAACTTGTTTACAGTTATCTCCTACAACTCCTCTGTAGGCACCCCAGAAGCTGCTACAAGCAGCCCTGCTGGGCCACAAGAGTTTCTATCATATAAGTTTACGCTCTCACGTAGCGCAAGCAATACCAGCTTGGGCCCTGTATTTAAGGGCTATCAGACTAAAGCTCTTCCTGCTACGAAGCGCCAACGCTTGATTCAGTTCCCTGTTTGGTGCTACGACGTGGAAACCGATCGTTACAACGTGCCAGCTGGATATGAAGGCCGTGCGTGGGAGCGTATTCAAACCCTTGAAGACATTGAAGCTGCCGGTGACATTGTGAATGTCCAGGACTTCACAACAGGAGAGCGAGTACAAGCCTTGATTGAACGTATCAACTTCACCCGTGTAACCCCTCCATCCAAGCGTTTCGATGGATTTGGAGGATTGCTTACCATCACAGTTAGAACGGTCTTATAGTGAGTGCCGTTGACTGGGCTGCGCTGGTCGTAGCAATAATCTCAATCGCAGCATCATTCGCTGGAATAGTGCGCTGGCTTGTAAATCATTATCTAAATGAACTAAAGCCTAATGGTGGCGGAAGTATTAAAGACAAAGTAAACAGCTTAGAAGAGAAGGTTGACTTCCTGACTGATCTAGTCAAGGAGGTCTTGAAGAAATGAGGGACAATGAAACTTGCGAAAAGGCCGAGCGCTGCTGCCGTCGCCCTGTTGCGACAGGCGACTGCTCTTGCTCCGAAAAGACTGAAGGCGAGCGATGGACTGCTTCCTTCTGCTGCGCATCTAAAGACTAACCCTACATCTGACCATAACACAGGTCTAGCTGTAGATCTAACTCATGATCCAAAAAGAGGCATTGACTGTGCGGTCATCTTCGAGAAACTCAAAGAGGACGAACGTGTTAAGTATCTTATTTTCCAAGGCAAAATCTGGTCTCGTGAGAAGGCTAAGCAGGGTAACAGAAAGTACGTGGGTAGTAACCCTCACAATAAGCATCTACATGTTTCTATTTATGACGATAGTGCTAATGACACTAGCCCTTGGTTCTGGTGGATGAACCAGCCTAAACTGGTCAATCAGATTAAGGCAGCCATTCAAGTTGCACCTAAGAAAAAACTGGTACAATCAGCTACTGGACAAAGCTGTACCTGTTGTCCAATCCATAAACCGAAAGGAAAATGATGGAGACTCTAAAGCAAGTATCCCTGACCTGGTTCCGTGCTGCAGCATCCGCTGCTATCGCACTCTACCTAGCAGGAGAGACTGATTTCAAAACCCTTGGCATGGCAGCCCTTGCAGGCTTCCTAGGCCCAGTCCTCAAGTGGCTGGATCCAACCGCTACAGAGTTTGGACGCGGCGCTTACTAAAGCCCTAGGATACCCCTTTAAGGGGTGTTTTAAGGCGAGTTGAGCCACTTTTAGCCCTAGGGGGTAGGTAAGTATACCCCCGGGCACAGAAAACCCCCCAACTCAAGGTCAATTTACATTCGTTGACTTTGATTCTGGGGGGTCTTTTTTGCATTTGCAGACCCCTAATCCTGTGATATCTTTGACCCGCGGGAAACCGTGGGGCAGAAACTTCAGATGAAGGGGCGACGGCATAAGCCTGAACCAACCAGCCTCCCTGAACCACCATAATTTTTTATGGGGGGAGGGGGGGCATTTCTTAGAATCTGGGGCTCAGGCATATTGGGGAAGGAGGCACAAAGTGCCGACGTATGATTACGAGTGTCGCTCTTGTGAAAAGGTACAAGAGCTAACACTTCCGATAGATCACGATAAGGAATTAACATGCGAAAGTTGTGGAAACGTTTTATTCAAAGTATTTTCGGCGAACCCTATTCACTTCAAGGGCAGTGGATGGGCTGGGAAAACTGCGAACTAGATTGCGGTTATGACCAGTATTGCAACAACTGTGCTTTCATTTGCGATGATTTCGATTGCGAAATATGTGCAGCTTGTGATACCTTTGGGAAATGAGAGAATTAACTTTAATTGTTCATGACGACCCATGGAGGGAATACTTCGGTGGGATAGAGTGCATGGAATGTGAAGAGAAAGTTCCATTCCGTTCTAAGGTATACAACGAAGATGAAACTAATGATTTCACTTGCGTTAGTTGCTATGAGTATGCTAAGGTAAAACCATGAGAAAATTACCTGAACATATATCCTATTCCTCCTATAACACTTGGCTAGAGTGTGGGTGGAAGTACTATCTAACCAAAGTTGAAAAAGTACCTGAGAAACATGCAGTCTGGTTTACAGGTGGATCTGCTGTACATAAAGCCACAGAACGCTATGACAAGTTGGACTTTGGTAAAACCAATAACGTTGATGAGTTATGGAATGAAGTCTGGCATGACCAGATTAAAGAAGATGAAGCTCTACATGGTGACATGAATACCTGGGAGTATCGTGGACGTGAAGACATATCCTGGTGGTATGGCGAAGGTCTATGGATGCTAGACCGTTGGGTAGATTTTATGCACCCATCTAAGGGCTGGTCTGTATACGAAGATTTTATCGAGAAAGAGTACGAGATACCTGTTGGCGATACTCGGGTCAAGTTAGCCATCGATCGCGTACTCACTGATTTCGACGGGAATCGTGTGCTCGTCGACATCAAAACTGGAGCGTCATCCCAGAAGCACCCCCTTCAACTTGCTGTCTACGCGTGGGCACTAGACAAGCAAGGTATCTCAGTCGACAAGGCTGGGTTCTGGGATGCTCGCTCTGGTCAAATATCCTTGTGGAATATTGAACACTTAAACCCTGAGCGTATCGAAGATATGTTTACTGGCTTTGACAAGGCCCGCAAGTCTGACATATTCTTGCCTAACCTAAATAGTTGTGGCAGATGCGGACTAATCTCTCACTGTAAATGGCTTAATGGTAACCAAACAAGAAAGGACGGCAAATGACCGTATCGAAATATCAGGTAAGTAGCAAACTTCCTGATGGTCGTATCTTCGTAATTGGCGGAGATACATTTGATGAGTTCAAGGCAAACCTTGACTCTGCACTTGGCAACGTGGATGCAGAAGGACTGCTAACCACAATGGCCACATCGCTAGTTGGTGCACCCACCAGCATCGAAGCAGCAGTAGCAAACCTTGCACCACTAGGTGTAACACCAGCTCCTGCTAAGACCTTCACACCATCTACTGCACCAGTTGGTAGAGCTTGTAAGCATGGTGCTATGCAAGCACGTACCGGAGCTGGAGCTAAAGGACCTTGGAAGGCATACATGTGCCCATCTCCAAAGGGAACTCCTGACCAATGTGAACCACAATGGATTCGTAGAAACGATCCTGAATGGAGCTCATTCTAAAACATGAGAACACTTGCTCGTGCCGTTGGTAGCAAAGATATCGGTGGTGAACCGTTACCTACGGTTTTCCGTACCTTTGATACCAACAAGGTTGTAATCCGCCGAGCAGAAGTCTCCATGATTGCTGGCACTCCTGGTGCTGGTAAGTCAACTCTTGCACTGGCTATAGCGTTGAGGGCTAAGGTTCCAACGCTATACGTCAGCGCGGATACTAATGCTCACACGATGGCTATGCGATTACTGTCAATGATTACTGGGCGTAATCAGACAGAAGCAGAGCACATGCTGATCGAAGATGTAGAGAACGCACGAAAGACTATTAACGAACAATCAGGACACATCTTCTGGTCATTTGACTCAGCCCCTACTTTGGCTGACCTAGATAACGAAGTATTGGCATTCGAGGAACTGTGGGGATGCTCTCCCACACTAATCGTTGTCGATAACTTGATGGATGTTGCTAACGACTCAGGAGAAGAATTCGCTGGCATGAGGTCTACCATCAAGGAACTAAAGTACTTAGCTCGTGACACTAATGCTGCGGTGCTAGTACTACACCATACGAAAGAGTCTTATCCTGGAACTCCTTGCCAACCACGCTCTGCTTTGCAGGGTATGGTTGCACAGCTTCCAGCTTTGATTCTGACTGTGGGTTCAAACGCTCCAGGATTCTTGGCTGTAGCCTCTGTAAAGAACCGCTATGGAAAGGCCAACGCATCAGGGGAGGAAGCGTTCTGGCTCCAATTCAATCCTGAAGTTATGAACATATCGGACGTAGAAAGAGCATAAGGGAGTGCGCTGGTGACAACAATAGTAGGAATACAAGGCAAAGACTTCGTAGTCATGGCTGCCGATTCGCAAATTACATTAGATAGCCAGCGCATCATCTCTCCTAAGACACCAAAGCTAGTACGCGTTGGTAAATACATTTTGGGTATTGCAGGTGATTCAAGACCTGGAGATATTCTTACATTCAACTGGAATCCACCTGCATACAAGAGCGGTGATGAAGTTCAGTTCATGGGTAAAACTATTATTCCCTCTATGATGGAAGCATTCAGAATGAATGGTTTCGACTTAGAAGGGATTGATAAGAAGGAGATATCCTTTGAGTATCTACTTGCTTTTAATGGCAAGCTGTTCTCAATAGGTGAAGACATGTCCTTCTTGTGCTCTGAATCAGGGTATTACACTACTGGTTCTGGTGGCTCGTTCGCTCTTGGGTATCTTGAATCGGTGGATCCCAAGAAGATCAAGTCAGTTCAAGCAGCTACAATGATAGCTAAAAAAGCGATGGCTATTGCCTGTAAGCTTGACATCAAAACTTATCCGCCTATCCAAGTGATAACGCAGACAAAGTGAAAGATATAACCGATTTACGTCCTGACTACACTCGGGCGATGGATATCCGTGGTAATCCAACTACGGTATGTGTGTGTGGAAGTTTCGTTTGGAACCTGAAAGTAACATTCGATGAGGATGGTACGATAGGGATGTATTTCTTAGATATGGAGTGTGCTGACTGTGGAACACAAGCAACCGCTCCAACGGAGGAACAATGAAACTAACAACAGTATCAATGCTATCCGCGATTGCAATTTTTGTGGCTACCTTGCCCCACGGTGTGGGTGCGTGGTTGATAGCCTATACCCCAATGAAGTCTACTTCGGTACAGCTTCAAGGGGCTATGAAGATAGACCACAAGATGTTCGCAAAAGCAATGGCTAAAAGCAAAGTCCTAAAGATGTTTGGTAAAGATGCAGATCGTCAATGGTCAGCACTAGCTAAGCTATGGGGCAAGGAATCAGCCTGGAATTACAAAGCTAAGAATCCTCGCTCTAGTGCCTATGGAATAGCACAGGTACTTAAAACACCACGTAACTCTACAATTGAATATCAAGTGAATAATGGGCTGAAGTACATCGTTCATCGCTACGGTACTCCAGCCAAGGCGTGGGCCTTCCATCAAAGAAACGGTTGGTACTAACATCATGGGTAGCGCTAAGACTGCACGTGCTGCGAAAGCAAAGGGTGCTGGAGCTGAAAGAGACTTTAGGGATTGGGCTCGTGAGAACGGCTTTCCCTATGCCGATAGACGCCTTGCTGGCGCTACCCTTGACAAAGGCGATATCTCTGGTATTCCGGGGGTTACCATTGAGATTAAGAACCATGCGAAGATGGATCTAGCTGGTTGGGTAGAAGAATTAATTGTTGAGATGAACAATGACAAAGCTTGGACTGGTGCTGTAGTTCACAAACGTAAAGGCAAAGGCAATCCTGGTGACTGGTATGCTACTATGCCTGTATCAGTGTGGATAGAACTACTAAAGAAAGCTATGAAATGACCCAAGAAGAATTACTGCAGAAATTGGCAGACATTGCACACAACAAAGATGCGCACGATGCACGTAACGATTATCTGCTTGCCCTTTACGCAGTAGTGAAATTGCACAAACCTTGTTGTGATAATTTGAATGAATTACACACAGGTTACTGTTTATTTTGTAATGAAACTAAATT